CTCGGCAATGGCGGATGCGGCGGCCTGTATCGCCTCGTTGATCCGCGTGCCGGTGCGTTCGCCCACGCCGTCAAGCGCACTTGCGGTGCTGGCCTCGATGGTCGCCAGCCCCGACATCAGATCCTGCGCGGCTTGGTAGTTCGTCGCGTTCTGCCGTTCGGCGATTGCCAACTGATCCTCAGCGCCACGCTGGCGGATCTCCGTCAGCCGGTCCTCGTGGTCAACGGCCAGACCCTCGGCCTTGCGCTGGTACGAAATCTCCTCACTCTCAATCCGGTCAAGGATGGCCTTTCGTTGTGCAGGTTTGGCGGCTGCAAGGTCCGCGGTCAGGTCCGCGATCTTGACGTTGTGGTCGGCCTCGGCGTCCAACACGCGCTTGTGGTGTTCGGCCTGCGCGCCTTCGATTGACGCCATCATCCTGTTGGTTGCCTGCTCGCTGGCGGACAGGACCACCGGCACAGTCGCGCCGATGGCGGATGCCAGGTCCATGACTGCCGACTCGACGGTTGATGTTCCGTCAAGGATGCCTCCCGCCAACCCGTTGGTAAGTTCCTCGCCGATCTCGGCAAACACCGTGGATGGCGACGCAATGCCGAGCGCCTCCTTTGCGGTGCGGATGATGCCGAGCGCCATGTTCGTGACGGCCTGCGCCAGCGCGTTGCTGAATTGCCCGATGCCTTGGATCAGTCCCAAAAGCAATTGCTTGCCAAGTTCCAGCGCCTTTGCGCCGATCTCGGACGGCGTGCCGGAGAACACCTCGACCAGCGCCTTGATCGCTTTTGATGCGAACTCCATCGCCTCGACGACGACGGCGCGCACGACCGTGAACGCCGCACCGACCACCTCGCGGAACGTCTCGGAGTTCTGGTAGGCGAGCACCAACCCGCCTGCCAGCAGCCCCAACCCGATGACGACAAGTCCGATTGGGTTGAGGGACAGCACGAGATTGATCGCGCTCATGACGCCCGCGAACGCGATCCCGATGCCGGACGCTACCGTGGTGACCGCCGACCACGCAGCCTGCGCCGTGGTCACGATGCCCAACCCGATTGCGTACGCGTTCGTCGCCAGTGTGGTTGCGATCAGCGCCAGTTTCCACGTGACGAATGACACCACGAGGATGTCTGCCACCAGGCGCAACGCCTCGCCTGCCGGTGTAGCCGACATGAACATGTCGGTGATCTCACGCACGGCCTGCGCCCCGGCCTTTGCGGCCAGTCCGATGTCGGTCAGCGTCAATCCGACCGGACGGCCCTTCTCGGTTGCCTCGCCGAAGCGTGCCAGCAGGTTGTTGGCGATGAACCCGACCAAGTCGGCAAGCGCGTCGTAAAGCACGCCGCCCGCCACGCGCACGTCCGATAGCAGGTCCACAAACCCGTGGAAGATGGATTGCGCGGTCGTGCCGAACACCTCGCCGATCCGCAGTTCAAGCGCGGTGATCGTCGCCGTAAACACGTCAACGCCTTCGGCCTCGCCGATGTTCCTGACCGTCCGGATGAACGTCAGGATCTCCTGTGCGACGTCCTGGAACACGACGCCGATGGCACCGAGTGGTGACTTCAGTGCCTCGAACGCGGCTGGTGCCTCGCTTGTGAACACGTTCAGCAGGCGGTTGACCGTCGGCAGGAAGATGCCACCCACCTCGGCCTGGAGGTTCGCGAAACCGGCCTGCATGCGCTTCTGTGCACCGGCGAAGTCGGTTGCCGTGTCCGCGAAGTTGCCTTGCGACGTGGCCGCACCTTCGAGGATCAGGGAATAGCGCGCCAGCGCCTTGTCGCCTTCGGTCAGTTCCTTCGCCGACGCCTTGTGCGTCTCGGCTAGCGCGCGCTCCTCGACGGCTGCGGCTGACAACAGGATGCCGAGGCTGCGCAGTGGCTCGGCCTCGCCGATCAGTCCGGCGCGCAGTTTCTCAAGCGCGTCCTCGTTCGAAACGTTGTTGAGCGCGCCAAGGTCGCCAGCCGCGGTGACCAGCCGTTGCGACAATGCGGCTGCGGCGTCCGTGCCGACGCCCATCGAGACGAACAGGTTCCCGAAACTGCCAGACGCTTCAAGCGCCTGCTGCTTGGACATGCCGAGCGCCTCGGCTGCGCCAGCCGCGAACTGCTGCACACCGGCCGCCGCGTCGCCAAAAATGACGACGGACTTGCCCATGCTTTCGTTCAGGTCCGATGCCGCCTTGACGGGCGCACCGAACACGCTGACGATGCCGGAGAAGATCGCCTTGACGCCCTCGGCTGCCAGGCCGATCTTGCCGAGTCCCTCGACTAATCCGCCAAACCCCGCGCCCGTCGCCTTCGTGGCGGTGTTGACCTGGCCGAGGCTGTTGTGCAACGAGTCGAAGGTCGCGCTGAACGCGTCCTTCGCTTCGATGCGGATGTCGAGGTTTGCCGATGCCATTGGTCGCTACTCCGCCAGTTTCGCCGCGAGGTTCAGCAGTTCGAACGCGACAAACACCTCGCGCGCATTCGCGTCACGGGCACTCTCAAGCGTGTATGCGGGAAACGCCTTGCACAATTGCGCGCGGTAGTAGAGGTTCACAAGCGCCGGGTCAACGCTGTTCGGCATCTCGCTCAGCCACTTGACGAACTCGTTGATCTCAACTTTTCCTGATGCGTATGCAACTGGCCACCCCGCTGCAAACCTCGGCAAACTCGGCCGGTGTCAGGCGCCTCAACCCCGCACGGTCGATGCCGTGTTCAAGGTCGCCGCCCACGAGGGTCGCGGCAACCGCGTCCAGCATGACCGTTGCCGCTGATGCCTGGATGTCTTCCAGCAGCCCCATCGTGAGCGCGCTTGGGTCGACAAGGATGGACGACCCTTTCAGGTCGCCATCCAACTCGACGTTGATCGGATCGGGTTTGCGTTTCGCGAGTGTTGCCATGTCGTCTCCCCTGACGGCGTGGTGATTGTGGCTACGAGAAGGTGATCGCGCCGTTGATCTTGTGCGTGGCGGTGCACTTCATCATGTCGCCGACCGCAATCGGCAGGGACAACTTCGTGACGATGGTCTCCATGCTGACGGTACGCGTGCCATCCGTGAAATCAAGCGTGCCGCTGATCCCGAGACGCCCCGTGTGGACCGCCCAGATGCCGGTCGTCGACGTGTTGTTGTACATGAACGTGTGCGACACATCGTCGCCACCCTTGAGACCGCTGGTGAACTCGCGGAACGAGTCCCCGATGGTGGTCGTGTCGTGCGTTTCCGCCGATGCGCTGAAGTCAAGGCTGATGGTCTCAGCCTTGAAGTCGGCTGGCGTGCCACTTGCGTTGTCGATGTTGATCGAGGTGATGTCCTTGCCGTGAACCCGTGCCATCGCTGTGCTCCTTTAATACCGCGCCGCACCGACGACGCACGTCAAACCTGACGAACCCGCCGGAGTGATGACCGACCGCAGGTACCGATTCACGGTGCCCGTCGCCGTCTTGGTTTGCGACGTCGCTGCCGTCGCCGCCGTGAACGTGTGGAAGTCCACCCACGTTGAATTGTCCGATGAGTGCTGGACCTTGACGGTCCCGCCCGTGCCGGTCACCGCGGTCACATGCAGGTTTGCCCGCATGCCGTTTGCCGTGGATGCCGCATTGTCGACGGACGTGCCGTTCGTCGCAGTGGTGACGGTCGCCAACGGTGCGAGCAGCGTGCCGTTGAGTCCGAGCGACCCGTTGCCCTGGATGGTCGCCGTCATCTTGATCATGTCGCCGACCGATATCGGCTCGGTGACCTTGTTGAGCACGGCGTCGCCGCCAAGCCATCCACGGTCGCCTGCCAGGTCCGCGTCACCGTCGTACACCGACAGCACCTGCGTGTCGGCGGTGTTGAGTCCGAACAGCGCGTCGAGTTGGCGACTGATCGTTGTCAATCCGGGCGTCGCCTCGGTCTGGTACAACGCCGAGAAGGACGCCTCCCACGATGATTGGCCGGGTGCGAACTCGCGGAAGTTGGCGCTGGCGAAGTTGGTAACGTCGTGGGTCTCGGTCGTGCCGGACATGTCGATCGACACGAGGTCACCGCTGATGTCGCGCTTGCCGAAATAGACGCGGACGTCTGATCCGTGCATCCTAGCCACTGGTCACCTCCTCCACGGGCAACGCCGTCGCAGGTTCCGGTTCAGGGTCCGGCACCGGGTCCGGCACTCCCGTGCCTCCCTCGATGACGTGTCCCTGATCGGCAAGCCACGGTGCGGCGCGCACCAATCGGTCAGGCACCGGCTCCCCGGCCTCGATCCGGCGCGCCTTGCCAGCGTCGTCCCAATCAATCCCGGCGGTTGCAGTCCAATTCGTCATAGTGCCCATACCTCAAGCGAAAAGCGTACCCCGAAATATTCTACGCCACCGTACGCCAAAGTGCCGTAATCCCTCCAGCCGGTCAACCGGCACGTCGATGCCGTGGAACCCAGGGTGACGTCGCCTTGCAACGCCGCACGCACGCTGGACGCGCCGGAGCGGTCGAGGTACGCGTCAATCGACGCCTGCGCAACGTCCCACGGTGTGCCCGCGCTGGTCGCGAGTAGCAGGATCTCGTACCGTTGGATGTCCCCGCCGTTGGCGATGGTCAGGTCGTAATCGGTCTCGGTCGGACGGACGATGGCGCATGGCACCGCCGGGTTGGTCGGCACATGCGTGTACGCCGCCAGCCCCGTGATGGTTGCCAGTCGCGTCGCGATTGCCGCGCGGATCGTGGTGACGCTCATCCGCCTTGCGCCCACAACTGCGAGATCTCGACCGCCGCACGGCTGAAGAACCCTTGGATGGCGGACAAACTATTGGCGAACCCGGTCGCGAGGAACGGCCTGCGTTGATGCACCTGCCGTGCATAGACCACATTGGTGCCGACGGTGACGTAGAGCGGGATGCGCCGTGCGTCCAATTCGGACGCGTTGAACTCCTCGGCTGATCCGCCATTGCGGCCCTTGCGCCCGCGGAACCCATACGGTGATCCGAGCGATGCGCGCAACCGCCCGGTATCGACCGGCGTCAGTTGCTTCGCCTCCTTGACGATCCTGAACTGCGATCGCATGAGCGCGTCGGTCAGCGGCTGGCGGAAGATCGCGTTCGTGTCGGACGCGCGCACCAGGCGCTCGACCCCGCGGATGGTCACCTCGAATGGAGTCACCATGACGCGGTCACCACGGCGTCGTACCGGCGGTACGGCATGATCAGCATCCGGTAGTCAGGGTCGGTGCCCGCGACCTTCAGTCCGTCGAAGTCCGCGGTGCCGATTGCGCCGAGCGGCACCTTGTTGCGTTCGAACAGGCGCGCCGCCATGCGGATGCACGCCTCATTGATCGCGTCAGGGTACGACCCTGTCGAGTTGTACCCGAATGATCCGGTGACCAGTGCACCCCGTCGGCGCGTCGGGAACTGGTATTGCCCGGTGTCGTTGACCACAATCCTCGTGTACGGCGGACCGTCGGCCGGTTCGAGGTCGTAGTCGGTCGCCGACCACGTGAACCCGTAAACCCGTGTGCCCGATCCGGACGATGAGACGGTCTGGATCGTGGTGACCGACAGGACGTCATCCGGCACGAACAGGGTCAGCGCGTTGTCCGGAGTGTAGTACTTGGTCGCCGACACGCTGTAGAAGATGCGCCCGGTGTCCTCGTCGATGACGCGCGAGGCTGCCGTGATAGCGGCTGCTATCACCGTATCGTGCGTGGTTGTCGCGCTCGCGATTGACGCACGCGCCTTGACCTGCGCCAGGGTGCAGTAGTCGAAGGTCGCGGTCGCCGCCGAGGTGGCTAGGAATGTTGGCATGTCGTCATGTCACCGTGATCGCCGTCGGGTTGCTGAAGTTCCAGCCACCCAGTTGCCTCCACAGATAGTACGCGCCAGGGTCGATGGTGAACGTCGCCACGCCAGCCGCGCT